TAAGAAATTTTAACGGCTGTATTATCAGTGTTTCTCACGATAGAAAATTCATTGACGACATTGCTAATCTACGTTATCAATTAACTGACAAAGAACTTCAAAAATATTAAAAAAACTGTCCAGCGGATTGTTTTGTTAATTACGAGATATTACGATATTTTACGAGAGCTTACAAAATCAGCTTTCTTTAAATGCTTTTTAAAGTGTTTTTACGTAAAAATACGTAATCTTACGTACTTTTTGCCCCTATTTTGCCCCTCTATCAATACAGCTCTTTTAAAACATCTTCTACTTTTTCAACATTTATGATTTCATGCGGTTTAACAGATTCACCATCTAATACATAATCCATAATCTTTCCGTTTCTGCGAATGATTTTAACCGTCTCTCCTTTAATGTATCCTCTGTCAATTGCTTCTTTAAATTCATCATAATATAACATATTTTTTACCTCCTACTTTATTATTCGAAAAATAAAATAAAAAACACCCGAAAAAATTCGGGTGCAGTTGTAAGATAAAGTACCTCGAAAAGAGGTGCTTTTATTATAACATATTATTTGAAAATTTGGTTCTGTTTCCACAATTCATGAACCAAATCAGCAATAGTCATCTTCTTGTGTTTTGTGAATTTAAGACTATCTAAATTCTCCTTAAAGTCTTTCATGACCTCTTGATAATCTTCTTCTGTCTCGAATTCGTCTCTGGTAGGCTCATCAGCATCTACATAATCTGAAATGTATTCAAAATCATAATCTTCTCGATAAGAATAGATTGCATAGACGTTGAAATCTTCGCCGAATTCGTCAAAATCATTGATAGCTTCGTTTAATAGTTCTTTGCTTTCAACACTAGTATTCATCTGATTTCTCCTAAATTCTTTTCAAACCATTTTAAGCGATTTTCTCGCCCTGCTGGGCATTCTTCGCCTTTTGAATAATCTTTAAAACGTAATTCTAACATGTAGTTATCACTACCGCTTAATTTACTAGATTCTAACGCCACAAGCAGATGGTTAGTGGTTTGATTTCCGTCTGCGTCGTATAATCGTTCTTTGCCACCAATGACATCTTGACGGTGATTTTTTAACCAATTCCTGAATAAGTCTTTTTTAAATTTATCATAAAATGTTGGAAACGTCATGCTAAACTTATATTCGTTGCTGAAATAATATTCAAGCTGTGCTTTTCCAATTAAAGCTTGTTCAAAATCGGTGAATAAGTCATCTATCATACTATTCACTCGGCGAGCATGCATCTTTTCAATGTATTCATTTTCTTGTTTGAAACGTTGCCACGTATTATCTGACATTTTGATTGTATTTTTTTTATAAAAGTCTTTCTCATAGCGATAATAGCGATTCGCATATTCAACAATTAAGTCTCTAATATCTTTATTGATTTCCATGATTTTATCCCCCTCTACCTATTAAGCGGCTTCCCAAGCGCCTTCGCTTACATATACTGTAGTAGCTTTATCGCCATCAGCAATTACTTCGATACCATAGTAAGCACCTGCTTTGTGCATCACTTCGTTAAATTCAAGTTCGTGTGATTGTTCAATCAATGTTGCGATTGTAAATTTTTGGTTTTTTCTTAATTTAGCAAGAACTACTTCCATTTTAGCAGAAGTGTTTTCTTCTTTTTCTGAACGATATTCAAACCATGCTTCTTTCAAAGCTTCTGAAATATATTCACTAATTTTACCACCGAATTTAGCTTGACCTTGTTTTGCAATTTCCCAAGCTCGTGTCATAATTTCTTTCATTTTAATTACCTCGTTTCGTCTTTCTTTATCTTACATATATATTATACAACTTAGTTATAACTAAGTCAACTCTTTTTATAAACTTTTTTGATATTTTTTAAAATTTTTGTCCGTTAAAACGGACTTTTTTCATTTTTGAGGTTATAACGGAAAATAAAAAGCCCTTGGAAAAATCCAAGGGTGTTAAAGTGTTTACGTTTTATTATATCAAAGAGATGTAAAGTAAGCTACTTGACCTACATATGTGTAGTTGGCTTTAGCGTTAAGCAAATAAACCTTACCGCTTTCGTCAATTTGGATTACACGGTCTTTGTCTCGCTCTGTAGACCACGCTGGACAAGGAAGCATTAAGCGGTGATGTGGTTTATAAGGTGTTTTACCTAAAACCATCGTGCCGTCTGAAATTGGTGTAAAGTCGTAATCAATAAATACGACGTTGCCAGCACGTCCGACATTGAAATTAGGCTTAGTACCTAATCCGTGATAGTTTGCTGCGTCAATGATGAATGGTTCATCACCTGCTAAGATTTGATGCGGTGTGATTGTAGTTGTTCCGATTTCAATTTGTTGTGTCATTTTTCTAATTTCTCCTTTTATTTAACTCTTAATGTTTGCCCTGCATAAATCAAGTTTGGATTAGCCAATCCGTTTAGGCTAGCGATTGATTGGTAGCTTGTACCATAGCGACTTGCAATACTTGATAGGTTATCGCCTGCACGTACAGTATAATAAACCGAACTACTACTTGCTGAACCAGTCACTTGTAGGACTTGCCCAACGTAGATAAGGTTAGGATTTGAAATACCATTAAGACTTGCTAGCGTTTGATAATTTGTACCAAATTTTGAAGCAATACCAGAAAGCGTGTCACCAGACTGTACTGTGTAAGTACTAGCTGTAGTTGCTTGTGTGTTGCTTACTGAAATAATTTCAACGTCTGATTTATTGATCCACGAGTTGATGCCAGAAAGCAATACACGACTACCTGAAACTTGCGCTACGTCATATGTACGACCTTTAACCCAATCTGGAATACCTTCGCCAGTCGCCCATGTATTGGCGCTAAATTTAACCTTAACTTGATTGCCTACAGCAATGTCAGATTTAGGTGTATTGTCTGCTTGTTGTCCTTGGCTAATCGCTGGTGTTTCAGTTTTAGGATTATTGTTCTTAGCGTAACCATTATCTGTAATACCTGTGAGGTCAATATTCCCGTCAAGACCACCAGCGATATATGTTGACGTAAATTGGTAGATTGCTACACCGTCCATACTTGGAAAGACATTGTAATTTGGTGTTGGCGTTACGTTGTAGTCTGGATAGGCAGCCATCCAAAGCGAGTTAGGGAACTCACGAATGATTTGGTCGACATACACGTTAGCGACTGTGTAAGGTTTGTAACTATAGTACATAGGCGTGTAGCCTGCTGCTTTAATCATGCGCATACCATGCAAGATTGCGTTAGTATTCGCTTGCTTGTCAGCGCTAGCCCCACTTTCGTAATCCAAGGCTACGATTGAGCCTTTAGGTGTTTGAACTTGTGGCAAGAATGTATTTAGCACTTGCTCACCAAGACTTGCGTTTCCGCCAACCTGATACCAAATATAAGTATGTGCGCGCTTGCCTTGTGCGATAGCTGACGCCACTTGCGTTTCGTATGTCGTCTGTCCGTACATACCGTTACCGTTGATACCACCGATTTGGATAATCGCAAACTTGTCGTGCGCATACCCAAAAATCCCATTCGTGCCTTGGTAACGCGACCAGTCGACACCTTGGTCGCCAACTGCAGCATAAGCCGTTGATTGCAATAGTAAGCTTGCTAAGGTTACAAACGCTACTAATACACGATTGATTTTATTTTTCATCATTTCCTCCTTCTTTAAAGGCAATCTCGTAATAGCCAATCGCTGACAAGCCAGCAATCAGACCGCCCCAGCAATATTCAGCGTATTGCCCATGAACAATAGTAAGAGCATATGCAAGTCCTACAAAGATACCAATTAAAATAGCAAGCCCAGAAACAAGCTTGCCATTCAATCCAAATTGCTCTTTTACAACATTCACAAGCGCCGAAATAATAGGTGCTACAACTGTTGCGGCAATTAAAATAACTGTCATGATAATTCCTCCAATTTATTATCAATTTTTTCGACTTTCTCACTCAAATTGGTGATTTCAGTAGTTAGCCGAATAAGTGCTTCATTTTGTTTGTCGTGATTGTCTAAACGTTTTTTGATTTCAATTAACTCTTTGTCTTGTTGCTTGTCCTTTTCTTCCAAAATCGTCGTACGACGTTCACTAGTCGTCATACGACTTTGAAAAAAAGTAAAGAGCGTCAATACTGAGACTGACGCACTTAAAAACATACTAATGATTTCAGGTTTCCACATAATAACAACCCTCATTTCTAAGGCTGTTCTGTTTCTGCCGTTTCTTCTTCCGCTGCTTTTTCTGGTAAGCCATAACTCTTACGTTGCGCATCTGGAATCGTGACGTCTAAATCAGTCACAGTGTTATTGTGCTTGTAGACGTCAAACTCCATGTTGACGCCGTGAATTTCAGCTTCTGCAATCAAATTACGACAATATAGCGTTGCGGCGTTTTGTGACTTGAAATTGCAACGGTCTGAATACTCATTTACCCACGTACGAAGTCCGCTATAATTTTGATACTCCAAAAATTGACCGTCATTGTTTTTGATAACAAATACTGTTTTTGTAGTTGATTCTGCCATAATTATTCTCCTTTTTCTGTTTCTTCTGGTGCAGTTGCTTCTTCTAGTTGCTGTTGCAGTTCTGCATTTTGTTGTTGCAATTGTTCAAGCTGCGCTTGTAGAGTTGCTTTGTCAAGCGATAATTGCGCAATCTCTAAAGCAAGTTTTGATTGAATTTGTTGATTAAGATTATCCATGTTACCTCCTGTTATTACTATACAATAGCAATTCGACCATCTGCGTAAAACCTTAGCCTTTGATTTGACGTCCCTTTTGCTTTAAATTCACTATAATTAACACCGTTATTAGTTCCATAATTATGTTCTATTGCGACAGGTTGACTGCCACCAAAATTTAAAATACTTCCCGGAAGCACCCAGACCGTTTCTTGGGCTGGGTCAAATTCTATTAATGGTGTTGAATTTGGTTTTGATATAGTAAATGTATAATCATCTGAAAGATCTAACGAGAATCCTTTTACCCTATCAGAAGCACCTGTCGCTATTCTAAAATGAGAACTCCAAGTGAAACTTCCTACCTTATTAGCATCAATTTTAAATGTGATTCCTGCATTATCAAATAAAGTTAAGAAATTATCCGTACTCCTGCTCATAGCAATGGAAGAATTTGTAGACGTCAGTTTAAAGACTCCTGTATTTAAATTAAGTGTCGTTTTGTTATTAGTGCTTGTCAGAGTTCCGCCAATAATTTTATTCGCTGTGATACCTGCAGTTGAGATGTGATTACTTGTGATAGCGTTTGATGTAATCTTATCAGCATTAATTGCTCCTGCCGCTATCTTATCTGTGGTTATCGCACCAGTCGCAATATTTGCAGCACTAATGCCACCAGCCTTAATTTGGCTACTTGTAATCGTGCCACTTGCGATTTGACTAGCTGTTATACTACCAGCCTTGATTTTGGCAGCGTCCAACGTTCCAGCGGTTATGCGGTCACCATTGATACTGTTCGCTGTCATAGCACTTGTGGTGACTGCTCCTGCCTCAATCGCGTCAGCTGTAATGGCGTTGCTCGAAATCACATCAGCAGTAATAATTTTTCCGTTCAAATGCGCCGTATTAATCGATTTACTGGCTATTTTGGCGCTTGTGATAGCACCGTCAACAATCATATTTGCTTTGACGTTAATCTTGTCAGAGAACAGATTAATAGCATTCTGATTAACAGCAAAATAAGCCCCAATCGCATTAGCAACATCAGTCGTTGATTTGCCAGCTTTCATAACCACACCATCTGTGTTAATGGTTAAACTAGCACTCTTAACCGTCGAACTATCCAATGCAGATACGCTCGCACTAATCGCGTCAGTCGTCTGTTTGATTTCAGACTGCGCACTGGCTAATTTGCTGTCATAGTCTTCTGGTGCGGGTTGATAGTCTGACGGTA